CTAAAACAATGTCGCTACAATCTATGATAACCCCAGTTCATATGGAGGTTTTGACAGATTTATCGGGTAAGCCTAAATCTATGTATATTGAATTTGTCAATCATTTCAAATCGTCTAATGATGTATTTGATACCTTTATGTCTCAATCGATTGATAGTGAAATACCCGATAAAATTCATACGGTCTTTTTGAATTATGTCATTACCTTAACAATGTTAAAGAAAGAATTAAATTACATTACATTTTCATTCAAAGATATACTCAAAGAAATGTATCCACAAAAGAAAATATTTGATACGATTATGGGTGATGTAGATCTGTTGGTAGTGGATGTTCCGATGGATGGTGAAGGCTTAGCCGAAGATTTAGTTTTGACCCAAGAACCCGTTGAATCTAGGAATCCTATCTTTTCATTTTTTTAATCAATGCTATACTAATATGCCTGTCAATAAATACAATATCTATATTATCTGTAAAGATGAATCTACGTTTAGAGACAAGGCTACTCTCCTCACGAAACAATACTCATCTAAAGTGTGTCACGTTCAATGGATTCCCGCTGAATATTTGACGCTGACTCAATGCAATCGTAAATTACTCAAAAAGCTAAAAACCCTATACAATACCAAGCAAAAGAAAATTATCGCGAAATTAGGATGCACCGCAGCGCATCGCAAAGCGTTATTAGCCATTTACAGTAATCAAACTCACAATAATCTAATCTTAGAAGAAGATGCCGAACTCTCCTCTACATTACCCCATCCGCCAAAACGCAGTTGTTATATGGGTGGGTGGATCATTCCTCCTAAAATCAGCCGAGCGGGAAAACAAGCGGTCAATCTGAAACCTAAATCGGGGCTAAATCCAATTGATTATCAACGATTCAAAATAATCACGACTCACGCATTATTTATCCAATCACCCGAAGAAGCCACGACCTTATTGGATCAGACCATTGAACCGGAACAATTAAAACCCTACGACATCTTTTTAGCAGATCATAAAATATTCACTCGGTTTTATTATCCTCCAGTCTTTATTCAGGGATCTCACAAATCAGAAATAGATGGTAAGGGTGCGGATATCAATCGGAAACGAACGATAAATTACGGCTTACAGAGTAAAAAGGAGAAAACTCGTCGTAAGAAGCGAGTCAGTAAACGTCGTGCTCAGAAACGTAGACTCACTAAGCGAGGAGGAAAACCTTTGGGTGATCTATCTCCTAGTGATGTCAACGCTAGTCAGGCCAAACAATCCCAAAGACGTAGAAGATTACGTAAAAGCGAACCTACACTATCTAGGAGGTGCGCTATAACCGATTTACAAACGGTAGAATCTTTGTATACAAAGGATATGAAGGATACCAAGGGTAAAAATAATAGGGGTGTATGTCGCCAGATGTATCCCGGTGAAAAAAGAAATATCGGTCCTAACTACGGATATTTTTTAGACCCTGGTTGTAGGGTTAATTGTAATAAAACTAATTTTATCTATGCCTTGTTGATTCGTAAACTTTCTAATGATAGTCTAGCAACTGAAGATCCTTTGGGTGGGGAGGTGTTTATTTATGTAGGTAAAACGACCGATATGCTAGAAAGATTGAAGCAACATATAGGGGTATCTGAATCGGATGTTGGATCCACTGTAACTAAGGGTTGTGATATACTAGCTATGAAACACGTAGGGATGTGTCCGGGTATTGCATCTTCCCAAGAGGAAACCCGTGTTGTGGAGGATTATAGTCGTATTTATCGTGGTTGTGTTAGAGGGGGTAAGTATCTACAATCAATAGAGGAAGCGGTAGAGGTAGGTCTATACCCCAAAGAAATCATTCAATTTGTTGGATATAACCACGGTCATCATACACCGGACGAGGTCCAATTACGTATGAGAGATACATATTCCCTTCAATATTCTCTTCAATATTATCGTCAATATCCTCGCATTTACATCAATAAACCTCAGTTTCAGCTTAGATTAGGTGGAAAACAACCTGAACAGGAATTTGGTGCTACGTCTCACGATGGAATTATTTATTATCAGTATCATTTAGGTCAACTGACCTTTGACGAATTACCCTCTTCTATTAGACGTGATTAATCTTATCTATTTAAGTATATGGACTCTATATCATCTAAAACATTGTTTCGGATGTATAGTTTATATGAAATGTTTCCTGGTGAATCATCCAAACAATTGATTTTGGAACCTCTTTCGTGTATATTGAAATTAGGATTACTTCAATATAAACCTAACGGAACTAAAATTTCAGTGAGTCAGAATTCAATTCAATTTCACGAACCCACGTTGTTCCAAGGATTAACCCGAACACTTCAAGGCGATTCTAGACACGATCTCCATAATATTGGGAATCCAATTGTAAAATGTGTTGAGTGGTATCCCTTATCCGATGAACGTTTTACATCGTTTTATACAAAGGCTATCCAAGGATTAACTCTATTAAAAGACTCTTATGAGAATCAAAGTTTAATTAATCATACCATACATCATTATATTAATATCTTGTCTGGAAAAGATACTAGCACAATTGAAGATACGAGTGTTACAGCTGAATTAAAACAATGTTGGTCTTCTAGTGAATTACAATTAGTTGAAACCTTGGTAAGCACCATAGAATCATCGGAAGAATGTAAGGAAATCTATGTTGATATATTAGACCAAATTGTGACTCGGAAAGAACAAGTGATTCACGAAAAGATTCACAAACTATCTACGAGTTATTAACTTAAACATTATTCTTCTAAGGTTATAAAATGATAACTTTAGAAGGAATTGCCAATGTGGTCTCTATGGTTGGGACTATGTGTGGATTGTTTTCTCGTGTTCCCCAAGTGTATAAGGTGTATAAGAGTCAATCGGCCGGAGATTTATCCAGTCAAACTATGGCTATCAACATAACGGCGAACTCGTGTTTTTTGTTTTATACGTTGGTTTATCAGCAATGGCCTATCATGTTGAATTGTTTATCTGTGATTACCCTAGAATCTTCGCTAGTGTATATGAAGAGAAAATACGGAACTATGAAAAAAAGTAGTAGTCAAACTAGTTTAGTAGATATGGTTCCCATGGATAGTGAGGATTTATAGTTTATACCAGTGGTTTTTGATAGACAAAGTAGCCTATCAAATACAAACTCACTAATGAGGAAAACACATTGATATCCTGTCTCAGAGTAGCTAGATAAAATAGAAGAGGTGTTGCCACCAAATACAAAATGGAATCACCTATCACGGCACCCGTTCCGATGGCCTTCGCATATCGTTTGAATTCATCCATAACCAGACTCTGACCCATAGGAGTTGGTTGTATCACAAACGCATAAAATGAAAAATCATGAATAATTTGAACCATCAATACAATTCCTAAAAATTTACCGAGTTCGTATTTCGTTGTGAGATAGCCTTTCGCAACTAAGTATTCGTAAATAAATTTAGCTATATAGAATCCTATCAATAACGATAAGATATCTAAAATAACGGCACTCCACCGTAGATTTGTATACCACTGGTTAATGGCTCTACCGGATAAAGGACTTCGTGTAAAGCGAAACAAAAATAAAAAGATCATTTCAACAATACAGGCGGTTGTAAAGAAATGAAGAAAGGTTATAGAGCGTAGCATTTAGTATAGTCTTATATTTTATTATTTGGGGTTTTGTTACCACTCGGTAATTCAGACAAAGAACCACACGGTCCACAGTGATCGTGATTGGCCAAATAGATTTTACGGTCTAAATAATCTTTGGAATAATTCATAGACCATCGTCCCAGAATAAGGTTGTCTCTGGCTTCCATGAGTCCATTGGTAAAGAGCTTAGAAACGATATTTCTGAAGTAAGTCATTGTATATGTTTAGTAGATTACTTAGATTTTAAAATCAAATTTATATCAAGTATCTGTTTAACGAGACTTACTTTTCTTGTAAAGATATTTTTCATAGTATTCACCTGATTTACTTAAGGATAATAAACCTATAACTCCTATTAAATAAACACCATATACAGGTCCGCTGGGTTTATTCATAACAAATCCAATACATACTAAAAAGGCTAAAAAACTTATTACAGAAGAATACATAAGTTATAGTTCTACTTTATTACTTAAGTAATTTCATTGGTTGTAATTTATATCCACCGTATACCGAAAGCCCCACTATCAACGCAATAATAACTGAACTCATTAAAGGAACTTGATTATGGTGAACCATCATATGCATAAATTGACTTTTAAGTGATAAAGAGGCAGCGCCTTTGGGTGGTTTTATTTCTTCGGGTGTAGCAAACGGTTTCAATAATAACGGTAATACAAGATTAAGGATTACACCAATTATAATGGCATTCATAATACATTCTGATTCTTTCATTTATAATTTAGTTTAGATTTTAAATTTATGGGAGGACTTACATTATAATTAACGCCCTTTAAATAGTTCCTCCAAACGAAAACTTGCCATATATATATTTTATTTGATTCGGGTTATATAATAAACTTGAAATTTTTTCGTTTTGTTTCACCCTTGATTTTGGTTCGTTTTCCCAAATGCTTGAAATACCGATTGGCTAAGGCATACTGTTTTGGCTTTTTATCTTTCAAAACGTCTAACCGAACTTTCATAATCATACCCACTTGCCATATTCTCTTATGAGGATACTTACCCGCTTTATACAATCGTTCTAATTTTTGTATCGTATCTTTTACATCTTGAACCGTGGTGTATTTTATGGGTATAGTGTCTTTGGGATTTTTGTCTATATACACATCAAAGGATCGTTTCGGATCATTGGGATTGTATAAGAATTGTCGTTTGGATTGTCGTTTGGATTGTCGTCTTCTAGATTTTCGTTTTGTCTTACACACATTCCGTGTTTTCCCCGTATCATATCGTTTATCTAAATATTTCATATCTCGGGTCAATATACGACATCCTTTCGGGTCTTTGTTTTTGCGATACAAACGTAGCACATTGAATCGTTTCTTTTTGGATAGGGCGGCATCTCGTCTTGAGTTGCCCTTTCTCATTTCACATCGGATACCTTCGTCAATCGCTAAGATTCGCTTTTTCTGAGGATCTTTCATTCTATAAATATGGTTTTTGTTTGATTTATCTATGTGTCTTAATTGAGGTAGTTGTGTAGCTCCTCCTCGTTGATGCATCAGATCCTTGATTTTGAGATTTGTTCTCGCGTTGGTTGCCGATGGGATGACTTTCGGAGCTTTACCGTCGTTATACGCTTGTAACCAACGATTCTCACACAAACACCATCGCTGTCCATCTTTCACAACGGACGATAAATCATTCCCTTTACTCGCGGTATAATCTAAAAAGTCTTGATTCATCTTAGCACACACTGTGTGAGTTCCTAAATCATCCGGCCCTGTCATACAATATCCATTTCTATAAAACCCTGTCTTCGGTTGGGTAGAACATCGCTTCAATGGTGTTCCTAAGATATTCTTTTTGTAGGTTATCTCTTTCTTACGCTTTCGTTTCGTAGGCCCACCCTTCGTAGCCCCACCCTTCCAGCAATCTTTGTAAGGCGCACACGAAGCCCGCATAGTGAATCCCTTAACCCCTCGCTTACATTGTCGTTTACTGAATCGTCTAGGTAACGTGAATACTTTTTTGTCTGATTTACGAAAACACTGGGTATCCTTAGGTGTGGACGAACAGCAATTTTTCATCTAGATATACTATATATGTATATTAAAGTTTGTTTCCTAGTCGCCTTGATTGTAATGTGTTATTACAAACATCAGTGTATAAGTGGTTGTGGTTGTTGTTGTAAAGAGGGCTTCCAAGGAGATATCACCGAATTATATGATGATTTGATGGATCATTACAGGGAGATATTTCCTTCGGGGAATCGGAATGCGGGAGGTCCTCAATGGTATGCTTACATTGATTCTATTGCCTCTGGATTAACTCGGGATGAGTTTATGGCGTATCATCAATTTTATTGTGGTGTTTCGGGGTCTCCGGTAGATCCTAGACGAGCCGAACGAGGTGTTATCCAACGAAATGTAACGGTGAAAGATTTGAATCAAGTGGATGTTGTAGGGAGTTATTTTCATTGTTGTTGGCCGTGTTTGTGTGATGTTATGAGATATACTCGTGTAGAAGAGCATACCGTGACTCTACGAGACGGTGATTTCACTCATAACGTATTGACTATAGGTGATCCTTGTGTAGGGTTCGATGATTTCCCGGAGAATGTTGATTCTTACGTATGTCAAGACGGTATGACTCAAAATGGTATTAGGACTTCGTCGGGAAGATTAATTTACGCCGTGTTACATGAACCTCTTCCAGATGACTCCTTACAAGAAACCAATGACTTATGTGAAGAAAGAATGGCTACGGATCCCGATGAGTTACGCGGAGGTATGGGTGATATCTTTGTGAAATTATCCTTGATTAACCCCTAAGAAAATACGAACTAAGTAGTGAATCAGGAAGGATTCATACTATAGTCTATAAATCATAAATTTGATTTAAAACTATGTTGATATCTTTATAGAGACCATGGATACACCCACATCTATAGCCAACTGTAATTATACATTTATACTCGGTGATTGTTTGGAAGCTCTTAAACAACATCACGATAATTCAGTAGATTTAGTTGTGACTAGTCCACCCTATAATATAGGATTGAATTACAATAAATACAAAGATAAAAAACCCCGAGAGCAATATCTTGAATGGATCTATGATATATTTGTTGAGTTGAAACGTATTTTAAAAGATGAGGGTCATATTTTCCTGAATATGGGCTACACGAATCGTGACCCTTGGATATCTATGGAGGTTGCTCTCAAATTGAAAGGCTTATTCACTTTACAAAACAATATCACCTGGGTGAAATCAATCTCTATCGGACCTGATAAAGACGATACACACGGTCATTTCAAACCGATCAATTCCGAAAGATATATCAATGTAACAAATGAAAATCTATATCATTTTACAAAATCGGATAAAGTGAAGATTAACCGAGAGGCAATAGGAGTCCCCTATAAATGGAAATGTAATTTAATTGATCGTAAAACAGGAAAACATCGGATTCACAAAAAAACTGGCTTACCGGTTGAAGATAAACGATGTAAGGGAAATACGTGGTTTATCCCCTATGAAACGGTTTGTAGTAAAAAACAAAAGGGATATCACCCGGCTACATTTCCGGAAGGTTTGGTAGAGCATTGTATCAAAATAAGTGATGTGAAACAGGGTGTAATTGTAGATCCGTTTGTGGGATCGGGAACAACCATACGAACTGCGAAAAAAATGACCGATTCATCAGACGAGTATGAATTATCTGGCATTGGGATTGACATAGATGAAGAGTATATTGATTATTGTAAGGAGAGTATTACTGATTAGTTTTATAATATAGCGTTTCTGATATTTCACAGGTATTTATATGAGCTATTAATTTTTTTTGAGTTATAGATCCTTTTGAATTACCAGATATAGTATACCATTCTTTTATATATTCAGTAGGTATCCAATATATAAGGAAAGTTATGTATTCTTCGTCATATTCCCTATCATATAGGAAATAATACGTATTTTTGTTAAAGCATGATTCTAGATTTGTTTGATTGAATGAACGCCCGGAACCTGTATCACAAGAGGGACAAAAGGTAGCTGTTCCGGTTAGTTTTTTCCCCTCTGCAAAGTAATTACCACATTCAGATACTAAATCTGTATATTTACTATCTCGTCTAGTTGATTTATAGTGTTTCCATCGTTTAACATAGTGTGTTGGTATATGATGTTGTAACCTCCAATCAGTAATGTTTTCACCAAATTCTTCATTACTTAAACCGCATTGGAGTGTCTTTCGCGGTAATTTCACTTTGAGTAAATCAATTTGTTTATGTGAGAGTGTTTCATCGGTATTATTCATCCAGAAGTTCAGTATTTACTATATAGTATGATAGACTATACTTTAAATAAATTTGATTTAAAACTATCTTTACTATAGTATATACTATATACTATGGCTCCTCAACTAAGGCTATATATTTCGGAAGACCAATCAAAAAGGCTATATAATCCTAGAACAGATGATATCCCAGATGGGTTTGAATTAAGACCTTTTATATGTCCTGATACAGGAGATACATGGGCCAAACGAAAATATTTTTGGGTCCATATTGATGAGTTAGAACTAACCCCAGATAAAATGACGTATGACAGAGTAGCCACCTGTGAAAATACAGATTTAATGGATAAATCTCATTTAGAATGGTTGTGGATCAATTACTTTGAAGAAAAAATGAAAAAGAAGGAATTAGAAAATTTGGTAGGTTTAATTAATTTGGAATTATATATTATCTTACTTAAGGTATACCGTAGGGACATGGATATAGCTGAATGTTTAGAAGGTATTAATTCTAAAAAGACTTTAAAGGCGATTAGTTTATTCTCTGGAATGGGTGGTGATTCACTGGGCATTGTTAATTCTGGCCTAGAATTAACTGCTTATTCTGAATGGGAAAAAGAAATGAAAGAAACACACGAACTTAATTTTCCTAAAAGTCAATTATTAGGTGATGGTGATATAACAAAAATAAGTGATGAAGAATTTTTGAAATTTAAAAATGATATAGATTTAATATTTGCGGGCTTCCCATGTCAGGGGTTTTCTCACGCGGGTAAAAAATTACCGGATGATCCTAGAAATACATTATTTAGAGAATTCCTAAGGTCTACAAAATTAATTAATCCTAAATATGTGATAGGTGAAAATGTAAAAGGATTGTTATCTAGGAAAACAAGTGAAGGTAAATTGTATATAGATGTTATTAAAAGTGAATTTGATCAAATTGGATATGATATAAAGTCCAAGGTATATATGTGTAGTAAATTAGATATCGGGGTTCCACAAAATAGGGAAAGATTACTAATTGTGGGTATTCGTAAAGATTTAAATCAAAAATATACTTTTCCTGAAGAACTTGATGGTAAAATAGGTGATTTGAAACACATTATTCAATTTGATATGACTGGCGCATTACACGTAAAACCCGAATATTTAGATTTTGATTTGAACGATATACCAAAAGAATGTATTTTAACTGATGAGAATAATGATGAAGGAGAAAATAATCCACATCCTAATTTAGTTCAATTAGCTGTGAAACGAGATTATGAAAGAAAAGGTATTTCTAGACCTCATAGACTTCATTTTGGACGAAGGTTAGATGTAGGAGGTGAAATAATTGATATACGGAAGCCGATTAATACAATAATCTGTTCCTACGCCCATTGTCCAAGATTCTTTGTTCCGTTAAAAAATAAAAAGGGGTATTTCCTGAGGACGCTTTTGCCAGATGAACTCAAACAAATCCAAGGGTTTCCTAAAGATTATAAATTATCGGGTAATGTAGGGAAACAAATTAAGCAGATTGGGAATGCGGTCCCTCCTCCTTTAATACAAATGATTGTGGAGAGTTTAATAAATGCTCAATAGATGTCTTGTATGTGGCTCTCGGACATACACTCATATACTTAAATAATTTCGCATTTTGACCTTTACTTTTTCGTGACCATTTGTCTCTCATTAATTCTATTTCTTTTTGATATTCCAACGCTAACTCCATATCTTCTCCTATTAGATCGACACCATTTATAAATAATATTTGAGGTGGTATAGATTCTTTTGTTTTGAATGTTTTCCCTGTGAAGAATATGATGTAATAAATATTTTTAGTAGGAAGTGTATCATTGAAATAGATTGTTCCCCCATCTGTTTTTTTAACTTCTATATCCAACCCTATGTTATTCACATTTCTAAAATCCTTTGATTGCTGAGACCCTGCTTCTTCAAAAGGGTAGTTTAGACTCTCAAGACATTTTCTTATTAAGTCTATAGACATTCTTTCTGTAATTTGTGTATTTCCTTTAATTGTCTTAAGGGCTATTATATCTGATTTGTTTATACTATTTATTAGACATTCTTTAATACGATTGAACAATTCATCTCTTTCATTTGTAATTATTTGTTCAAGATGGACAGCAAATATTTCTTCATCATCAACAGCATCCACTATACCATTCATAACTTGTTTACAGATACTATAAGGGTTATCCTTTAAACAGTTGCATTGAGGATATTTCTCATACAGTTTCTGGATACTGAGTTCTTTCATTTTGGCTTCTATCATGATGTCTATGTGAGTATCATATTTTTGAGGTATGTTTAATAGATACTCGGGTAAGATATCAATATAGTCACTATGATGTCCTATTTTACCGGATCCTTGTTCTGAAACGTGAAATTTGGGTTTGATGCCCTTATCGGCCCACGTGTCTAAGATAAAGGGAATATACTCAGAGGGTTCTTTGAAGGATTCATCGGGATGAAGCTTCTTGTAGCATTCAAAGTGATGAGTATCCAATACGACGGGGACACCACATTTAAAACTCATCTTTAAACAGTCTCGGATAGAGTAACATTTCTCACAGTTTTCCAATACGAGTCTGCGCTTGATTTTATCGGGTAGTTTGTTGTAGTTGGCTATCCATCGTTTCATCGTTCCGGGTTTATCCCCATACATACCGCCTCCGTGAATCACCATCACCGAGTCAGGTCCCATACCCATCAAATCCAAGACATCTGCGTGATATTCCAAATCAAGAAGCGTTTGTTGAATTACACTCTCACGATTGGATCCTAAATTATTGAATTGTCCGGGGTGGAATGTAAGACGATGTCCTTTTTCTCGGGCGTAAGCTCCTATCTTTTGTAACATTGGAATCGCAAAATCATAGGAGTAATCTTGAACTCGTTTGTTGTTTTTGTGTTGGAACATCTCAGATGACAATCGGAAGACCCGGATACCGTTGGCTTCATTCCATTGTAACATCTTGTATAGGTCGTCTAAATTTTGAAGTATTCTTCGTTTGAGTTCTTCAATACCTAATTTATCAATCATACGAACAATTATACGGCGCGCAGCATACACAGGAGGTTTTTGTTTTTTTAGAGTCACATTCATACAACAGAGACCGAGTTGAACGGGTCTCTCAACCGAATAAGACATAGTATATAAGAGTTTATAAGAGTTAGTCAATTAATCATACAAAGTAAATCAAATTTAACTTAGGAGTATTCCGTATTGGTCGCAGGTTGAATCTATGGATTTCTTGAATTTCTCGGCTAAGGGATCACTACATTCATACTCACTATAATTCAATAAACAAACACGAAGTCTGCTACAGATATCACAATTACACGTGGGAGGACGTATCTTGCGATTCAATGGTTCGGGATAATCTTCAATGGTATCGTATTCACCCTCAAAGTCTTCTGAATCTTCGGAATCTAGGTGATCTACGATTTCTCTGGCCGAGTCTAAGGATTCTGTGAGTTGTTGTTGTGTCATCGGAACCATCAACCGATACACTAAGCCTCCGATTAAATGATCTACTTTGATTTCATCGGATTGATCGTGTTTTGCGAGTAGATCGGATACTCTCATTGCCGAGTCCATTTGAGCTAGAAAGGCTTGAATCAACGACCGAGTGACTGGATCCTCTAAATCAGGTGCGTCCATTATCTTATATATATAATTCTATTTTTGTTTAAATTAATTTACAGAGTTAAGTTACGAAGTTGTTTGTATAGATAGCCTAAGAACATCAGTGGAGGCATCAAAAAAACCATGAGAGTGGTGCCTAAGGCTTCTTTGACTCGTTCAAGACCCGTATGACGCTTACCATACTCTGTCGGAGGATAGAACGAATAATAAACCGTATGGATTACAATTAGTAGAATCCACAATTGAAGTAAGTAGATTAGAAATCGTGTAACACTCATGTATAAATTTGATTAGATTTTATATTATCTAGTGTAATGAATATGAATCAACAACACCTTCATCATCTTCAACAACTTCAGCTACTCAAACAAGAAAATGAACAGTTGAAACAAGAGTTAGAATTTATGAAACAGATACTTGATCATGGTGATTCAATGATCTTTCAAATGAAGGCTGTCAAAAAAGACGGGAAACCGATATGGATTAATACACAAAAAATTACATTACACGAACTACTACAACTAGATACAGATCCTATCGTTCAACAACTCTTAATTGAGCGAACCGATGTCAAATACAGTGATCGGTAGGGAGGCCATATGGATACAGATCTTCGCCTTCACTGAAACTGTGTAACTCGTCGCCCAATTCATCCATCCTAGAAATCATATAGTCAATCAACTTCTGAAACACCTCCTGTAAAGAGGAACCATAGAGCCAGGACCCTGTAACTGACAATCTAATATAGGTCCGCCACCTACGTTTTGTTTCAGTTATAGTAATAGTAGCCCATAGGTCTTTGTTCCAGGGTTTGCAGTGATTCAAGAAGAAGAGTCTTTCTATATTCCGCTTGAGCGGCGGGTCTGTTAGCCAGTGAGGAGGACACATCTCATAGAATTTGGGTAGGAACAAATTACTATAGTCTACTCGTTTTTTGTTTTCTTGTAAGAATTGTTCCCATCGTTCGGTTCTCTTACGAGTGTCTTGTTCGTTCTGAGAAATCACCCGAGAATGATTCAAATCCACAAAGTAGTATCCGTGATAGCCTCGGATAGAATTGTAATTCACACACCAGTTGTTCTTATAAACGCAACCTCGGTCACTACACTTCGTCTGGTTTATCAACTCTTCCGAAAGATAACGTTCATCTTCTTGTAAGTCTCCAACATAACCTCGCATGACTTCAAACTTCTGAGGGTTGAAACCCGATTCTAGAGATTCAAACCTTCGAAGAATACCTCCTTTCTTGTTTGTAGCTATCACGATTCCTTCTTGGACTCGTTTTCGTCCATGATACATAGTTTCGTGACGGACGTGATCTCCGATACGGAATTGAGATGGTCGGCTTTCATAGTCTCGTTTGAATTGAAGAAGGTAAAAGGGGGGGATGTCTTGTTTTAGGACAATATCAAGGAGTAGCTTTTTGTCGGTTAATCGCCACTTGATACGTCGTAAATTGATGACCTTATTGTCTTTATCATAATAGTCTAATTCTCGGAGATAATGACCCATCATTTTGACTCCTAATTCAGCTGTAATCTCACGTTGAATCTTTTGTCGGTATTCAATGCGTTTCTTGGCTACTAGGGGGGCAATCATATCTGTTAAAAGGCCGAACGGGAGAAGTTGGAGAGGGCTATCTAGGGGCATGGCGTTAAATGAGCGGGTTTCATCGGAATAAGGGTTGTAAATAGCGGCAGTGATAGCGGTAGTGGTAGTCATAGTAGAGGGGATTACGATAGAGTTTGAGTTACTCAATCATCTTTTTGGAAACTTCAAATTTGTTGTGACACGTGAGCTCCTAAGAAATTTGATTCTTGTAAGAGATTGAATCAACTAACTTTATACTCTATACAACTCTATACAACTTTATACAACTCTATACAAACTCCTTAACACTATGTCTGCTCTCACATACACTCAATTGACTCAGGGATTGAAGACTGCGATGGATGTAGATTATCAACAAGAACAAGTCTGTGATATGTTGGACTCTCTTCAACATACACCCGAAGAACTACAAGCTCTGGAAGACCTCGTGTATAACATTCATACTGGGAAAGATACCGATGAATATGAGCCCTTCAATCAAGATATTATGATTGGTGGGTTTGATAAGGATCTACGAGATGAAGAATACTTTCGTATGCTGGATCGCGATGAAATGATCGGGGATATGTTTGCCTTTGAAGATGAAAACCGAACTCACGAACTTCTCGCTCAAAACCCGTGGACAACACGATCCTCCTCTATGGATAGTGTATCCAAAAAGACGGAAGCCACCTTTCCAGTCCAAGTTACTCAGCGAGGAGACAACTACTCCACCGGAACGTCCTCCTATGGTAAGGTATACATCCCTAAGGCCTGCAGTTTGCCCGAAGACGTAGACACGATAAAGGTTCGCGCTCGCTTCCAAGGCTTTGATGGTTGTCGCAAATCGGTGATGCCGTGGCGTGTCATTGCCATCATCTATGAATCCTAAATGTAATTAACTAGTAGTAGTCTCTAATAAACAATTTTTTATGTCTCTCAACAAATTTGATTCATTAGGACTTCTTTTTGAGTAACTTTCAATACTACAATGACATCTCTTAACACGCGCTATCCTACGATTGTCTTTACTAAACCTTTGGTAGATGCCTCGGTTGTAGAGGCTCTGAGTGAGTCTACCGGTGAGAAAAGACATA